TCATCAAGAGATCGTTACAGAGTTCAAAATGCGCGGCTGTGCGGTCTTATCCCTCGCCCCGATGGGTAGAGGCATTCCCGATCTGTTGGTGGCTTTTGGGGGCGTTACATGGCTCGTTGAAGTCAAAGGCCCGAAGGGTAAAGAGACCGAGGATCAACAAAAGTTTGCGCTGCAGTGGACAGGGTGCAGAGCAATCGTCCGAGACAAGCAAGGAGTCAAAGACACGGTCGAAATTATGATTGCTCAAATGGTTAAATTACGCGCTTGACCCTCTGAGATATTCAGAATATCATAGTGAAATTGCTGAAAAAGGGTGAAAAATGTCGAAATACAACGAATCGGCGGCGGCGTTTGTTAGTGTTCTTTTTCACTCAGCAACCGTCACGCACTTCATGCACTTGCAAACCAAGTCATTCGCTCAGCACATGGCGCTAGGCGAGTATTACGACGCAATCGTCGAACTCGCAGACAAGTGGGCAGAGGCGTATCAGGGGTGCTATGACATCATTACCGGCTACCCCAAGGACTTCCACCTGGCCACCGATCCGGTCAAGTACCTGACGCAGATAAAAGACTTCGTGGACGACATCCGCAAAGACTTGCCAAGCGAGAGTCAGCTTCAGAACATCGTGGACGAGATTGCGGATCAGATTGATTCGACCCTCTACAAACTGCGGTTCTTGAAATAATGCCTAGCCAATCACCCGCCCAAGCTCGCATGATGGCCGCTGCTGCCCATGACCCTAAGTTCGCCAAAAAGGTAGGCGTGCCGGTCAAAGTAGCCAAAGAATTCAACCAGGCCGACAAAGGCAAAAAACTGGCTGAAGCCATGAAGCGAATGGATAGTAAAGATTAACTAAGTATGCTAACAATATCTGTTACAAATCAACGACATGGCTGCTAGAAAACGGAAAGTTGTGTTGTCTGACACTTGGAGAGAGAAAATCCAAGCCAGTCAGATCATGAATCGCCTCCTGAAGCACGTTGAGGGCGAGATTGAGCTATCTAGCACGCAGGTCAAAGCAGCGGATATTTTGCTGAAAAAGGTTGTTCCTGACTTGGCTAGGACTGAGAACGTGGGTAATGAGGGCGGGCCGCAGGAAATGGTGATCCGATGGGCCGATCCGAAATAATCCTTCCTTATGCGCCCAGGCACGCATTCCTACCGTTCCACCAACGAACGCAGCGGTGGGGCTGTCTCGTAGCGCACAGGCGTGCCGGCAAGACCGTAGCGGCTATCAATGACGTTATCAGGGCCGCGGCTACCTGTAAGACAGCTTTCCCGCTATTCGGCTATATAGCGCCTTACCGCAGCCAGGCCAAATCGGTGGTGTGGGATTACCTTAAGACCTTCGCGCAGCCGATTATCCTGGACAGCAACGAGGCCGAGCTAACCGTCACCTTGATGAACAGCGCCAAGGTCCGATTGTTTGGCGCTGACAATGCCGACGCTATGCGTGGCCTGGGTTTCGATGGCATTTACATGGATGAGTACGGCGATTTCAAGCCTAGCGTGTGGGGCAACGTGGTGCGGCCGGCGCTGTCTGATAAGCAGGGGTGGGCGGTGTTTGGTGGTACACCCAAAGGTAAAAACCAATTTTGGTCAATTTACGAAAATGCCATTCGTTCCCCTCACGAGTGGTTTCTGCTGCGTCTTCCCGCCTCTTCGTCGGGCTTGTTGCCACCATCCGAGTTGTCGGCAGCAAGGGCGCAATTGTCCGAGGACCAGTATTTGCAGGAATACGAGTGCTCATTTGAAGCAGCAATCCTCGGAGCTTTTTGGGGCACAGAATTACGCGAAGCCGAGCAGCAGGGCCGTGTAACCAGCGTAACCGTTGATCCAAACGTGCCGGTGCATACCGCCTGGGATCTTGGCTACCGCGATGACACCGCGGTGTGGTGGTATCAAGTGGTCAGGGGCGAGATCCATGTTATCGACTATTACGCGGTATCGGGCGCGAACATTGAAGAGCTGGCCCAAGTCATCACGGACCGCGGTTACCGCTACGGCAAGCACTACCTGCCGCATGATGCAAAGGCCAAAACCCTGGCCAGCGGTGGTAAGAGCATTATTGAACAGCTCGCGCAGCACCTGGGCCTGGGCACGCTGGCCATTGTTCCTGATTTGTCGGTGCAAGACGGCATCCAGGCAGTAAGGCAGATGCTGCCTCGAGTATGGTTCGACAACAGATGTTACGAGGGCATCGAGGCGTTGAAGCAATACCAGCGCGAGTATGACGAGGATAAAAAGGCATTCCGGCAGACCCCGAGGCACGATTGGACTAGCCACCCTGCCGACGCATTTCGTATGATGGCGATTAGTTGGAAGAATGAACCGGTATTCAAAGCGCCGGATAGAGAGAAGCCTTTGATGGTAGGCCCGCAAAACACAGTTACCCTCAACGATATGTGGGCGACTGCCAAACCTAAAGGAGCACGAATATGAGTGGCGTAAACAACCCCTATCGTTATCAATATGAGCACGTTGCAGCGAGCAGCAGCGCACAAGTATTGGGGACTACCGGTGCTAAAGGCGACTATCTGCACAGGCTAATCTGTACCGTCTCAACCGCAGCAACGGGTAACGTCCTGATCGTTGACGGTTCAGGATCAGGCATCTTGACGCACACCGTACTGCCTGCGCTTGCAGGTACAGGCATCAACGTCTACAACATTGAGGTCAATGCTGTGAGTGCAGATGGTGCGTGGAAAGTCACTACCGGTGCAGGCGTAGAGGTCATGGCCGTCGGGATATTCAGCTAATGAACAAGCCGGGGTTGTACGCCAACATCCTAGCCAAACAGGAACGGATCAAAGCCGGATCAGGCGAGAAGATGCGTAAGCCTGGCGATCCCGGTGCGCCAACTGCTAAAGATTTCCGTGAGTCAGCTAAGACTGCAAAGCCGGAGAAAAAATGAGCGCAGCGTGGACTCGTAGCGAAGGCAAGAATCCCGAGGGCGGTCTTAACGCCAAGGGGCGAGCCTCGTACAAAGCTGAAACCGGAGGCACGCTTAAGCCTCCCGTCAAGGCTGGCGATAACCCGCGTTGCGCGTCTTTCCTTGCTCGCATGGGCAATATGCCTGGCCCGATGGAAAAGAATGGTAGTCCTACTCGATTGGCATTGGCGTTGAAGGCGTGGGGTGCGTCCAGTAAAGAGGATGCCCGCGCAAAGGCTAGTGCGATCTCGGAGCGTAATCGTGACTGAACAAGAACGTCTAGCGGCGGCGCTTGAGTATCAGCAAGCACAGCAACCGGCGAGGATGAACCCTAACCTAGCGGCGCAAGGTGCGCGAGGGCGGGAGAACATGATGCCGCCCACATCCATCATGGACGAGCGTTATCCGGCTTTCAAACGCAATCAGGAAGATGCCGAAAAGCTGATGCTAGGGTTGGATATTGTCGGCTCTGCAATCCCATTGGCAGGCCCTGCAATGAAGGGCGCAAAGATACTAGGGCAAGCCGCAGCACCACAGATCGCGCAAGCACTTGAGAACTACACGTTCAAAACCGGCATGGCTTTGCCGATGGTCGAGCGTCAAGCAGGACGCACGTTTGCCGCACCGCAAGACAAGGCATTGCGCCTAGCCCAAGAACGTGCGTCTTTACCTGTTGAACAAGGTGGGTTGGGATTGCCTAAAGAAAATACCCCAGAGATGAGAGCGCAAGCAATGGGGTTTGATACTCCTGCTTACCATGCTACCAATGTAAGCAATATTACAAAGTTTGATTTAGGAAAAAGCAATAGAGGTGAAGGAATATCAGTTGCTATAAATCCTGAAAATGCACAATCATATGGCAACATAATTTATCCTCTTAAAATTGACCAACAAAAAATATTTGATCCAACTAATAAAGACCAGATTAAAGAATTAAAAAGTTATGTTGAAAACTTAATTCAACAGCAAAAACCATATGATAAAGATTCATTATCATTTTATCCATTTACATCAAAAAAAGTTTTGGAGAATTTAGCTAATCCAGAAACTGGTGCATATTATTTAGAAAATGAAATTATTTCAAAGTCGCTTAAAGATTTAGGATATTCAGGCTCTATTGGAATGGAGTCAGGTCAGTCACAACTAAAAATGTTTAACCCTGACCAAATCAGATCACGCTTTGCGGCCTTTGACCCGTTCCGCAGAAACGCCGCAATAGCAGCTGCAATGGGCGTAGCAGCACCTGACTTGTTAGCCAAGGAAAAGAAAAAATGAGCGAAGAGCAAAGCACAGGCTTGCAAAAGCTGCTGCATAACGTTGCAAGCTATGACGGTGATTTCAAAAAGTGGGAAGCCCGCGCACAGAAAATCATCAAGCGTTATAGGGATGACAACCGCAGCCAAAACACCAACGAGACTGCGAAGTTCAACATCCTATGGTCGAATGTTCAGACGCTGATTCCTGCGGTCTATGCTCGTTTGCCCAAGGCTGATGTGTCGCGTCGTTTCGGTGATAACGACCAAGTGGGACGTGTTGCGTCGTTGTTGATAGAACGGGCGTTGGATTTTGAGATTGAGCATTACCCTGACTTCCGGCAAACGATGAAGCACGCAGTCGAGGATCGTTTTCTTGGTGGGCGTGGGACGGCATGGGTGCGCTATGAGCCTCACGTTAACGCTGTCGATATGCCTGAAGATGGGCTAGAAGTAACCGAGGACATTGACGAGCCTGAAGCCGGTGTGCAGAACGATCCCACAGCCGGTCAAGAACCAATGGAGGAGATTGAGTACGAATGCGCCCCCATTGACTATGTGCATTGGAAAGACTTTGGGCATTCGGTAGCTCGCACATGGGAAGAAGTAACGGCTGTTTGGCGGTGGGTATACATGACCCGCGAGGCATTGGTTGAGCGTTTCGGCGAGGAAGTGGGCAACAAGATTCCTTTCGATGCAGGCCCTGACACCCTCAAGCAATACGGTCAAAGCACAAAAGAGCACACTCGCGCAAAGATTTGTGAGTATTGGTGCAAGGAAAGCGGCAAGGTGTATTGGTTTAGCAAGTCGATGCCTAACATCATTGACGAGCGCGACGATCCGTTAGAGCTAGAGGGATTCTTTCCTTGCCCGCAGCCGCTGTATGCCACGATGACGAGCGACACCCTTGTGCCGGTGGCTGACTTTGTGCTGTATCAGGATCAGGCTAACGAGCTTGATATTCTGTCCGATAGGATAGATGGCTTGGTCAAGGCTTTGCGCGTTAGAGGCGTGTATGACGCTTCACAGCCCGCTTTGCAGCGATTGATGACCGAGGGCGAGAACAATGCTTTGCTGCCCGTTGACACCTGGATGGCATTTGGTGAGAAAGGCGGTCTAAAGGGCGCTATCGACTTTCTGCCCATCGACATGATTGCTCAGACCCTCATCCAATGCTACCAAGCCCGGACTGAGATCAAAAATCAAATCTATGAGATCACCGGTCTGTCGGACATTATCCGTGGATCGTCGTTTGCGTCTGAGACGGCCACAGCGCAGCAGATCAAGGGGCAATACGCCTCGATCCGTCTGCGCTCGATGCAAGAGGATGTGGCGCTGTTTGCGACCGGCTTGCTACGGCTAAAGGCGCAAGTTATCTGCACCAAGTTCCAACCGCAAACTATTGTGATGTTTGCAGCGGCAGATCAGATGCAGCCCGAAGATCAGCAGTTGATCCCCCAAGCTCTAGCATTGCTAAAAGACAAGCCTTTGCGGAACTTCCGCATCGAAGTCGCTGCTGACTCCCTCGTTCAGCTTGACGAACAACAAATGAAGCGGGATCGGGCTGAATTTATCTCGGCCTTGGGAACGTTCCTGCGGGAAGCCTTGCCGCTAGGCACGCAAGCACCGGAAATGATCCCGATGATCGGCGAGACAATGAAATTTATGGTTTCTTCGTTCAAGGGTGCGCGTTCGCTTGAGGGTTCGATTGATGCAGGCATCAACAAGATCGTGAACCGCCCACCGCCTGAACCGCAGCCGAATCCCGAAATGATGAAGATGCAAGCAGAACAGCAGATGGCGCAGGGCAAGATGCAGGCAGACGGGCAGCTCGAACAAGCCAAAATGCAAGCAACGATGCAGATCGAGCAAGCCAAGCTCCAAGCACAGATGCAGATGGATCAAGCAAAGTTGCAGCTTGAGCAGGCTAAGACGCAGCGCGAGGTCGAAGTCGAGCAGATGCGGGCGCAAATGGACGCGCAGAAAATGGAGTTCGACCGTCAGAAAGCAGAGATGGAAGAGCAATACAACCGGTGGAAGATCGAGCTTGAGTCTGCAACAAAAGTTACCGTGGCAAGGATCGGGGCTAACCCTGGCGTGGACATCCCGCTAGTTGAGGCTGCAACAGCTTCTGCTGAGCGCATGACTGCCGAACTAGGTAACGGTGTGCAGATGGCGCTGCAAAACGTCGAAAAAATGCAGCAGGATATGGCGGCTTTGCACGATCAAACGTCAAGCAAAATTGAAAGTTTGCTTAACGTCATGTCTGCACCGAAACGCATTATCCGTGGGCCTGATGGAAAAGCGGTTGGAGTTGAAATCGCAACATGAACGGCGTTTGGGACAGCGGCACATGGGATGACGCGACATGGGATTACGTCCCGGTTCTTGTCGAATTCGATACCCATGATGGCGACAAACTGAAAGATCGCTTTGCAAGAGAGAAAGCGGTAAGGGAAGAGCGTCGCCGGGAAGTTCTTGCCCTGTATGAAAGAATTGTTGAGGGCAAAGAGGATATTCCCGAAGTTGTTGAGCCGCTGAATTACATAACCAAACAACAGATTTTGACAAGTAATCTTAATTTTGATAAATTGATCGCTGATCTTAAGAATGCTGAACAGATATGGCATCAGCACGTTGAAATTGACGACGAGGAAATTCTGTTACTTCTATGAGAAAACGTTGGATTTATGTAGACGGTGAAGCGATAGAAGTTGGTGACTACGAACCGACTGCTGTGCATCACATCATGCCGGACATTCAGCCTTATCAATCAATGGTTGACGGCTCGATGATTACGAGCCGCAGCCGCCACAGAGAACATTTGCAAGCGCATGGCTGCATCGAAGTTGGCAACGAGAAGATGGAAACGAAAGTTGCGCCAATCAAAGATAACCGCAGGGAAGTATTGCGGGCGCAACTGACAAACATGACGCATTCCGAAGCAAACAAGATTCTTAGCAGACTTCGTGATGACGCTAGATTTACTAACCCCCACAGGGAACGATAATGAGCGATCTACACGCAATAGTGCCAGTTGAAGATACACGCAGGGAAATGCTTGAGCAGCAATTCGACCAAGCCGTTAATGCGCCGCCAGGCGAGATGCCTCGTGAGGATGTGCCGCGAGACACGGAAGGCAAGTTTGCGCCCCGTGAACCCGAACAAACGATGGTTCAGCAGGCAGAGCAACCCGCTGAAGAGCCGGTGTGGAAGCGCCCTCCTGCGTCATGGAAAAAAGATTATCACGACGCATGGCAGACTGCCGACGATAGGCTAAAGGAATATGCCTGGCAGCGCGAAGAACAAATGAAGGCAGGGGTTCAGCCCCTGATGGAAAAAGCTAAGTTTGCAGATCAGTATCAAGAGGTTATGAACCCTTACATGGACACGATCCGTGGACTGGGGATTGATGGGCCAAAAGCC